CCGTCATAGCCTTCGAATTGATTAAGGGTAGTGTTGTACCGGATCATGCCGGTAGCTGAAGTCCCTGGTCTAGCAGCTGTTGTACCAGACGGAATTTTTAATGCGCCACTACTAAATAAATGTGTATCTCCATTGCCTGAAACACGTATCCATTCATTACCGTCAGCAGTAACTGAAATAGTGTTGGGAGCAACTGTAAAAATGCCTGTATTTTCGTCATCAATAAAAGTAATTGACGGCTCAGTAGCACTACCGCTTTCAAAATAAATTCGGTCAACACCAGATAGTGTTCCGGTAACTGTTAAATCTCCAACAATTCCTGTTGTAAATCGACCAATAGCACCAGAAATAGTACCACTAGTTGTTGTAATATTTCCTGTTACGGTATTGTAGTTACCACTATTTGTGATATCACCTTGAACATCTAGGTCACCATTGATGATGACATTACCACTAAAAGTAGGATTACGTAGAAGTCCTGAGACAGGTACAGTAATACTTGCCTCGTTTGGGGAAACGCCTGTAGTAAACGTTATAAAATCAACGCGAACCTCGCCAAACTGTGGCATGATTAAAAGATCTCAGCTACTACTTTTAAATACATTCTAACTCAGTTACCCCAAATTGTTAGGACCGCACCATAGACACCAGAAGAGATTGTCGCTTTTCTGCTTGCACCAGCAGTGAATTCAATTGCATCTCCTGAGCTGCTATATAAACCTGTGTTGGCATCATCAATAAAAGTGATTCCAGGATTAGCTTGGTTTCCTGAGGGGAAGAAAGCTTGATCTCGACTTAGTAATCCACTCTGGAAATAAGCTTCTCCACTTACGTTTAAATCTCCACTAACAGTTAAGTTGTCTCCAACAATAAAAATATCGTCAATATAAAGATCATTGAACTGACCAGTTGTAAAGGTTGCTGTTTCTCCAGTAACAGTAGTACCAGAAATAGTTCCAGTTACTGTTAGGTTTTGTCCGATAAGAATTCCGCTAACAAAATTACTTGTACCGGTAACTGTAATGCCTTCACGGAAAACACTGGAGCCACTAACAACAATGCCACTATCAAAGACTGAATTGCCACTGACTTCTAAATCACCACTAACAGTAAGGTTGTCTCCAATAACAAAGTCATCATCGACAAATAAATCTTGGAAAGTACCTGTTGCAAATAATGCTCTAACACCTGTAACTGTTTGGCCTGAAATTGTTGCACCTGAAACAGTATTAGCAAGTACAGTCAAACCTGTAACAGTACCTGCAAATGCGCCGCTTGCTGCTGTTATTTCTTGTACTGCATCAATAAATTCACCTGAAATGCGATAGCCAGTAATTGTATTACTAACAAATAAGTCACCAGTAATTGATATTTCACCACCACTAATAACAATGCCACTAATCGTGCTAGTCCAAATAGGGGCTTCACCTGCTCCTTGCGAAACTAAAACCTGTCCATGAGCACCGTAGTTTTCTCCTGAGATTCCCAGGGCACCATAACGACTGATACGGAAACGTTCCTGACCACTAGTAGTAAAACCTAGATATTTTTCTTGTGCTGGGTTACCATCAATAGTTCCACTGGTAACAAAGATACCTGTGTCATCTTGTCCTTCAAAACTAATAGAAGGTCTTAATGCAGTTCCAGAAGCAAATACACCAGTCTGTGCATGAATTGTTGTTCCCGAGAATGAAGTACCTGTTACGTTAGTAAAGACTCCACTTGTTCCTGTAAAGGTTGTAAAGGAAGCAGTAGTACCTGTAGCAGTTACAAAATGTCCACTTGTTGTAGAAAGAGTTGTTCCTGTAATGGTTCCGCTTACATATACATTGTCACCTGATAAAGTTCCAGTAATTAAAGGAGAGGTAATAATAGTATCAAAATTACCTGACTGTGCTGTAATTGTTTCACCACTTACTTCTCCTGTAATTGTTACACCAGAAGCGAAGTAACCTGAACCACTAACTAGTAAATTTTCTAATACAGTAAAGCTACCACTAACAGTTTGGTCGCCACTAAATTGTAAGTTTGCTGCAGTTAATGTTTGAGCTTGTAATGAAGTAAATAAACCAGAAGCACCAGTAACAGTAGTACCAGATAGATAAGTGAAAAATCCTGATGTGCCGTGAGTAGCTGCTAAATTGGCAGTATCACCTGTAATTGTTGTGCCGGATAAAGAAGTAAAGTGTGAACTAAATCCAGTAACATTTAAAAACTGGCCATTGTCACCAGTGATTGTTGTACCAGATAAATTTGTTACATCAATAAATGTTCCTGTTGTTCTTTCAAAGAAAGCAGAGTCACCGGTAATGGTTGTACCAGAGACTTGTGTTGTAAATACGGCTGTTTGACCTGTAAGTGTCGTATATTTTCCGATGTCACCTGTAATCGTCGCACCAGAAATAGTGCCTGTTGCATTAATGTCATTGCTATTAATAGTGCCACTATGAGTTAAAACTCCTGTAAATGTCGCATTGTTTACATTAAGAGTATCTATTTGAGCTACTTGTGCGTATAAGTCGTTGATATCAGCATCAACAATAATTCCAGAAACAACACCAAAACTTTCTCCTGTGAGGGTCGCACCTGACATGGTGTCAAAGAAACCCGTAACAAAATCTATTGTTGTGCCAGTAACAATCGTAAAATTGCCTGAACTAATTTCAATAAAATCTGCAATAACATTATTAACTTCAATTTGACTACCAGTGATCGTTCCTGTTACAGAAAAACTTCCACTAGTTGTTAGATCACCCCCAACAATAACCGCTTGAAAATCTGAATTACCACTAACTGTAAGATTATTAAGACTAGTATCGCCGCTTACACCTAAATTACCTGTAATAGTAATGTTGTTATAAGTAGGATCTTCTCCTACATTGATATAATATTGATCAAGATAGTCTCTAAAACCACTAAAAGATATCTTTTTATTTCTTAACGCAGGGTCAACTTCAAAGACATGAACCAGGGTCAGAAGATCTGCATTGGCAATATCTACCGATTCAATCGTCGGAAATTGTGAGATCTTTCTATTTGCCACCTATTTATAAAGTCAAATCCTAACTGATATTATAGGACTGCTTATTTATCGCGAATTTCAATTCGAGGTAAAATATCTGTTGCAAATGACCAAATACCTTGTACACCTAAGACGATGCCACTGGCAAGAACAAAAATAACTAAAATTTCTGCTAATGTTAAATTCCTTCTTACATAAACAATTTTAGGTTCTTCTTGGACTGCTTGTTGCATTTGAGCAGGAGGTGCAGGAGCTTGAGTAACTTGCTGGATAGCTTGTTGTAAAGCCTCTTTTCTCATTGCCTCAAAGTCAGGCACATTAAATTTTACTCCTGGTTGTTGTGGCTGAGGAGTTTGTGCTGCCATAGCCTGTTCATACATTGCTTGATCAAATTCAGCTGGATTTTGATAGCGTGGTCCAGTTGGGTCTGTAAAATAATTATTTTCTTGCGGCATTTGCCCAGGGGTTACATATTGCTTGCTGGAAGGGACTTGATCTTCCATTAGTACTGGGTTATTGTTCATTGAAAGTGTAGCATTAATTAAAACCTTTTGCGATGAGCAAGACTGAAACAGGCGGAATCGTTAAGGCATTGAATTCTATTAATGCTGAATTACGTGGAATTCGAAATATTTTGTCTTCAATGTGGCACAGTCGATACCAAAACGAAGAAACTGACCTAGTATCACCCGAGGTTTATTCTGATGAATATATTTCTACTGAAGAATGTGCGCGTCGTTTAAATGTAACAGATCAAACAATTCGAAATTGGATTTTGCAAGGTAAAAAAAGAAAAGATTTTGGTTGGCAACAAGGTGTTCATTATATTGTTATGCCTGTTGGAACACATAAAAAGATGATTCGTATTCCTTGGAATCAGCTTATTCTTTCTTACAGGAAAGGAGAAGATGTTAATCTGAGAACATTTGATCCTATTAATTCTGTTGATTTATATTCCGGTGATTTACGCAGGAATTTAGATCATATACCTGATCCTTCTGTTCCTAATGTAGAAGATTAAAATGACGCATCGTTTTGATGGAATAAAAATAGCTGAACTTACTTTTGATAACTATCAAAAGAACTTACCAAAAAGTTTAGCTACTCAAGTAGAGAAATTTCTACCTCCTCAAGGTTCTTTTGATGAAAATATTATGCGCCGTTATGTTCAATCAATTCGTGATTTTGAATTAGAAGATCCTAATAGCAGCATGACATTAGCTAATCGATTACGTTTAGCTTTTCAAGATATGAAACCAGAAACTATTTGTAGTCGTTTTCCAAATGCAGATCTTCCTTTAAAGCGTCGTTTACGTTGTGTGGCTGAGTATTTAATTCGTTCTGGTGAGTTTGATAAAGTAAAAGATGAGAATGGAAAACTAATAAAAAAACGTGGTATCTTAGGAAAAATGGTTGTTATTTATCAGCCGTTACCTAAAATGCTTTCAATACTTCAAAAACAAAAACTTTTAAAAAATGGATAGACGCGAAAAACTTCTTACTGCTTTGTGTGGAAAAGATCTTGATGGTAATAGCGTCAAATATGCCGATGCCACTATCAAGCTAATTCTTGGTGACATGGGTAAAGAATATATAAAGTTTTGGGAAATAGAAGGACCAGGGGCAATGTGTTTTCAACCAAACAATACGGAACGTACAATGTTTTGGTTGACTTTAAGTGAATTGCATAGTGCTAAGGAAGACGCAGAATCATCTAATAATGAAGATCTTTCTGAATCTTTTAGACGAATTTTAGAATCAGTTCAAAAGATTGACCCTACCGCAGGAGCTGGTTACATTCTTAACGATCACCAAGGCATGCGTTATTTTTATATTGACTATAATAAAGAATCTGAGTAATGGGTCTTAAGCGAGGTAACGTACGCTCAGAAGAATTTGAATGGATTACTAACCGTGATTTGGTTGACTCTGCCCATCTCCTTATGGGTCAAATTGATCTCGATCCAGCTAGCTCTGCATTTGCTAACGAATACGTCGGAGCAAAACACTACTACACTCCAAAAGAAGATGGCTTAAATGAAGAAAAATGGTTTGGTAATGTTTATTTATTTCCTCCAAGCCAATCTTATTTTTGGCACAAGAAAAGCCAACGCTGGAAAATAACAAGAGGATTATCTCCAACACTAACTTCAGGCCATGCTTTATGGTGGAGAACATTAAAACGTAAATGGTTATCGGGAGAAATTGAACAAGGTTTATATTTTTCTAACTTTATTGATATGACAATGTATTGTCAGGATATTTTTGATTACCCTGTCTGTATTTTAAAATCAAGACCTACGTTAACTCGTCATTATTATGCTGACGATAAAATTTTGTCAAGAAATACAGGTTGCAGCTTAGTTGTTTATCTGCAACCAAGAAACAATATAGAAGAAGCTACTCAAGAATTTATTAATATTTATTCTGAAAAAGGCAGAATTATTGTGTAAAATATTTGAACTGAGTTCTAGTTATGACGGTTTTAAGCGATAAAGAAATTCGTGTATTTGCAGAAGAAGGGATGATTACTCCCTTCCAACCTTCTCTAATTAATAAGGAAAATGAAGTTCCTATTCTTAGCTACGGTCTTAGTTCCTATGGTTATGATATTCGGCTATCACCTAATCAATGTTTGTTATTTGGTGGCGTCCCGCACGGTATGTGTGATGCTAAAAACTTTGATCCTGAAATCCTAAAAGAAACTGAACTCCATGAAGATGAACACGGACGCTATTTTATTATTCCTCCTTTTGGCTATTGCCTCGGCGTTGCTGTTGAACGCTTGGCTTTACCCCGCGACGTTACCGTAGTTGCAGTAGGTAAAAGTACATATGCAAGAGCTGGAATTATGGCAAATATTACACCAGCAGAAGCTGGTTGGGAAGGCCATTTGACATTAGAAATTAGCAACTGTACTCCTTTGTTTAATAAAATCTACGCTAACGAAGGAATCTGCCAGTTGTTATTCTTTCAAGGAGAACCTTGCGAAGTTGATTATCAAATGCGTAAAGGAAAATATCAAAAACAACCGTATGAAGTAGTCTTATCTAAGGTTTAAGAAAAACTTGTGTATGGATAGTACAAACGATTTGTTGAAGGTTGTGGTTTATTTGCATAGTTAGTCGCGCCTGCTTTTCCAAAGGGGTCTCCTTCAATAAAAGCTGGTGTTTGTCCTTGCCTATCTGTAAATGGTTGATCGTAATTCATCTTCTGCCGAAACTTTCCGGCTGATCTCTTTGCTCTCAAAAACTTTTCAACACGATCTTGCTGTCGCTCGTTGCGAATGTCCCCAGCATACGCAGTACGTTTCTCGTCATCTTCCAAACGGCGAATATCTACGTCATACGCTCGCTCAGGAGTTAGATCATTAACAAATCCACCAGAGCTAGCTGCCACTATTATTTTTAGAAATTATCATAGTTGAATTATAATTGAACTTAACTAATGAGAATAAAACGACATGGATTTTTTATCCTCTTTTATTAAGGACAATGACGAGCTTAAGACTCGTATGGTTACAATTTCTGATTTTGGACAAGAATTAGATAATGAAAATAACGACGTTCCAGTGTATGATCAATTCAATAGAGGACTTGCAGTAACACAAGAAATGCGTCCTCGTACTAACTTAGCCATTGATCCAGAGGAACTACAACGATGCGGAGTAACGGGCACAATTCCGAGCGCGGAACAGGGAATAGCAATGGGAGCAATGCCTCAACCACGACAATTGATGGTGGATATGGGCGACTTCGCACCGGAGGAAATGGAAATGGACGAGAAGAAACAAAGAAAGATGATAGCTGGTTTGAACCGGTAACTTCAGAAGAAGAAGTATCAGATTGTCCTGGAGGTATTTGTCCTGTACCTTGGGCTGTTGATACAAGTGGTGATGACAATGAAATAACGTATGACAAAAAAATATGGAATGACTATGTAAAAAAACACGAAGAAATTTTTGTTGATAATGTTAATCACCCTTCTCACTACAACGATGGAGGACTTGAGTGTATTGAAGCCATCGAAGCACAGCTAACGCCAGAAGAATATAGAGGCTACCTAAAAGGTAACGTAGCAAAATATGTTTGGCGCGAAAAGCATAAAGGGGGTATTGAATCACTGAAGAAGGCTCAGTGGTATTTAACTAGATTAATAGCTTTGTAACTCAACCAAAGAAAGGTGTTAAATCATCATCCTCTTCATCATCGTCTTGGTTAGCCATGATTGTTAGGGCTAGCTGTGCTAGCTCTATATCACTTGGAATATCAAACTCTAACTCAATATTCTCAGCTTGTAGCATGTCTTTTACAGCTTGTATTTCGAAAAGACGTTGATGATATAAATTTAACAACGCAATATAAAGCTGGTCCCAGGTTAATTCTTGTGCTTCTAATTCTGCTTTGCGCATGGCAAGTTGCAGGTGTAATGGCAATTCAAACTCTTTGGTAGATGTTGAGTCACCCATCCGATTAACCTTTACTCTACTTATTCTAGTGTATAGATTTATTTTTGGAATTCAAAAATAAAACGTAAATCCTCTTCGGATAGATCAAAGTCACCACTGTATGTAACATTAAATTTATTAGCAAATTCTGACAAAACATAAGGGTTTATTTCTGTTTCAAGCTGCCTAATAGCAGCAACTTGTTCTGCAGAAGCTGAATAATTTCTAAAAGCTTTTAACAATAAATCTCCAGGAAGATTTTCTAAAGCTAAAAACAAACAAGCTTCTTGTCTTCTTCTATCTAATAAACCTCCAATTACTTCATGTTCTTCATTGAAAATCCATTTGCCAAACTCTTGAGCAGCTTGTGCATAGTTTTCATTTTCACATAAATCAATAATAGGACTATATAAAAAAGAGTCCCAGCCTACTGAATGAATAAAAGAAATCAATCCTTGCTTCATATCAAGATCAATTTCAAGATTTAATTTATCGATTTCTTCTGCAATAACATTTACTTCATAAAGCAAATACTCTAATGCTTTTTCTTTGGTACAACAATGACCTTGCTTAACCTGAGAACCATCTGGATAAAATTGTGTTCCATATCCAAAAGTATATGGATCGCTTCCAGTAATAGGGTCTGGGTAAGCTTTTTCGTTAAAACCTTCAAAGGCTTTAATTATAGAAATAGCATCTTGATAAAGATACATTAGAGGTTTGCATATGTTTATACTATATATTATTTTCCTTGTCCACGGAGTTTTTTGCGTCCGTGATTTGGACGAGAATGTTTCCCCTTTCCTTGCCTTGTTTTCTTAGGCTTTCCGACAACGTAGCCACCACCTTTGTTCATACATCTAAAGAAGCTTCACACAGTATACTAAATAAAAATAATTTTAGTTGTTGATATTTTTTTTGTTCTTCTGGCTTACCTCCTGGCCAATATTTTAAAGCTTCACAAACTGCTTCATATAATGCTCTTACATCTTCAAGAGGTAATTCTATTTGTACAGTTACCATTTGACTTTATGACTCCAATACCGAGCACTCATTTTGTTTGGTTTGCTATCCTGAGCATTGTGTCTTGCATAATATGACTTCTTACGTGCTTTCTCTTTGGCTGTCTTCGGATTTTTGCCAGCGCCCTTTACACCCTGCTGACCAAAACGAACAATTTTTTCTTTCCCTTTTTCACAAGCTTTTACGACATGAGATTTAGTTTTATGTCCAGGAGTTTTTTTAGGTTTATTACAAGCCATTTTGTCTTTATTTAACTTTGCAGCTTTAGCTGCTTTTTTATATTTTTCTGCCATTATGAACTAAAGAATGAAGTATATTCACTAATATAATCCCTCCCAGCACCACTATAATAATCTTTTGGTTCATCAAAAAGCGTAAAGTAATTTGATTCTTCTTCATCATCATCATCCTCATAACCCCCTGTATCAAATACACTTTCTGAACCTCCCAGTAATCCGCCAACTTGTGACAAAGCTGTAAAAGGATCACTGGAAATTGATTCTAAGTTAAACCCTGAGCCTCCAGGCATTGCTTGTGTAATTAACTCCATATCTCCTCTGTCTGCATCAGGCATAAATTCTGCAAAAAATTCGTCTTGTGAACCTGCGTATCCTGCATCACTAAAGATTTGAAATAAAGCAGTTTGCCCTTCTGGGTCTGTAGGATTAGCATCTTCTTCTCTTTCTATGTAACTAACACCTATACGTTCTTGTGTTGGTGTTAATTTTTTTTCATTTAAATATTTAATAGTTTCTCTTATTTCTTGTGCTGCACCAGTTCTTGTAATATCAATAATATAGTCTTTAACTTCTTCTAAAGAAGCATCTACTTCCATTCCAAACTGTTCTAGTACTTCTTTCCATTCAGGATTGTTTTCAGTAGGATCTATACCTTTTAAAAGGTGATCTGCAAATTCTTCTGGTGTAGTAAACTCAGAAAAAACAGCGCCATCTAAATCTATTTTTGTTTGATTAACTGCTGGTATAACTGTGTCGGCGATATATCCTTTAATGTCAGCCACACTAGTAACATCTTTGGCAGGATCAAAAAAAACGTAATTACCTTCTTCATCTTTTGCTTTTCCATTACCAAGTACATCAAAATGTAAACGTGCAAATTGAGCTTTATCTTCTAAATTAATACCGTAATAATATGCATAGTCTGCCCAAGTATTTCCATTTGGATTAGCCTCACTTACAGTTTCTGCAATAACTGTATTTGCATTAGCATTAGCTGCATCGTAATCAGCTTGAACACGTTCAGCTTGTTTTCTATAATCTTCATCTTTTGGACCCTCAAATCCTTCTCTTTCATCAATTGCAGTTGTAGGATCAAAATAAAATGCAGCATCAAAATACTGTGGGCTTGTATTTTGAATTTGTTCTAGTTTTGCTGATGCATATGCAGAGGCAGTAGTTTTCAATGCTTGCATTGCATCTTGCGTTTGAAAAATATTCTGTTCGTTTTCATCTAAACTATCTAAATAAGATATAAATTCATCCATTGATTTTGATTGATCAAAACGTGGTTTAATAAAATCTTCAATAAATGATTCTCTAAATTGATCTTCAATTGTATAGATTTTAAAAATTTCACTTTCTGCACCTGTTAATATTTCAAGAGCTTCTTCTTTATTTAAACTAGAATCTAAATCATATTTATTTAATAATGCGCCCCAGTTATCTGGGCTTTTAATTTCTAATGCTCTTTCTTTGCTTGTACCTCTTGGAAGATTATTAGCATCCATCAATTCATTCCAACGCTCTGTCCCTGGTTCCCTATTGTTTATTTGTTGTTGAAAACGATTCCATTGATTTTCGTTTAAAATAGGATCTAAACCTTCTACATCTGCTTTTAATTTTCCTGTAATTTCTTCCATGTTGTTATAACGCTCAAGCAGTGTTTCATCAAACCATTTTTGCCAATTAAAAACACTGCTGTTATTAGATATTCCTGTTACATTGCTTAAACCTTTTTCTAAAGATTCTGTCACTGAATCTACATTTATACCTGCCATTGACAGATAACCACCTATGCCACTATCACCTATTAATGAATTTGCAATACTAGAATTTGCACCATAAATTTCATTAAACCCTGGTAGTCCTCTATATATATTTAATTCAGTTTCTCGTTTTCTTTCTTGGTTTAATTTGTCTGTAGTTGTTTTTAAAAGATCAAAAGCTAAAGCTTGAAACTTATCTTGTTCTTCTAAATCTTTTTTACCAAAAACATTAAATATACTGCTTTCTAAAAAACTAACACCGTCTTTATTAACTACAGGAATTCTATTTCCATACTCATCTTCTTCATACACAATATTGCCATTTGAATCTAATACAAAAGGCTCATCCCAATCAATAGTAGGGCGACCACTTCCACTGCTTGGTGTTGTTAAACCTAATAAATTATCTTGATAAGATGTTCGTTGCCCAGGATCCATTGAAGTCCAGGTTTCCGAATACGCATCAGCATATGCTGTAGCTTCAGCAGCATTACCTCTATTATCAGTATCTTTAATACCAGAATTTTTAATATCTGTATATGTACCATGAAGAAAAAGTTCTAGACTATTTTCAGGAGTATCTGCAATATAGGGACCAACAACATCTAAATCAGGTAACGCGTAGTTTCCAGCAGTAACTCCTGTTTGTGCATTTTTCCAGTTTTCTAATGCGGCTAGTCCATGTGTCGTTTGCGTGCCGTAATATTCAGCATCAAAGCCTGTACCATCAACAGCAAAACTAGGAGGTTGTGCATAGTCTCCAGGGGCTTTTGATGTTATTTTATTATCTAAATAATATCCATCAAAAGTATTAATATCTCCTTCTCTTCTTCCTTGATTGTCAACTCTTATTATGTCTTCTGTATATTTATCAGGTAAAGAAGCAATGGCACCTTCAATTAAATTTTTATAATCTCCACCTCCTGATTCATTAAAACTTTTAGCAATATTGTCGTAGTTTTGTTGTAATCCTGTACCAACAAATTGTTTGTCATATGTTACTTTGCCATTTTCAACTTTAAATTTAGAGCCAGGTAAAGCTCTAGATTCATTTTTGCCATAGTAATCCCAATGAAATCTTCCATATTCATTTGCAGTTTCGTCAGCAGCTTTTTGATCTATAAACTGTTCACTATCTGGAGTTAACGTAGTTGTATGAGTTCTTATGCTTCCATCTGTCCCTATCATTTCAAGGGTGCTATATGTATTTAAACCTTTTCCGTTATTTCTTTCTTTTGAATTTCCAGGAGGATATCCAGGTCCAGGACTTCCAAATTCACCTATTCCATTGTGCCATTCAAAGGCCATGCGGCGTTTAGCTGCATGTACTAATAAATTCTCTTTTCGTGTTTCATTTTCAATACTACTCCAAAGTTCTAGAGCTTTTTCTGCACTTGGAAGCTTTTGCTGTGTATCTATAGATGTTCCTGTTGCGTTTGATTTAAAGATTTGATCTTTAATAGATTCAGCAAGCCATTTTCCTTCGTCTGTATTTTGATCAATAAAAGTTTCATTTCTAAAGCCATCATCTGTAAGTACAGGTACTGTAATAAGTGCTTTTTCTAAATCTTTAATATAATTATTTTGTCGATCGCTACCAATATCTACCCATAAGCCTTTATTTTCTTCTGTTCCATCTCCATCAAGAAAAGTTCCATGGGCGTCATAATATGTGTTCCATCCTCTTATTTTTGCTTTTTCATTAGTAACAGTATCTGATAATCCTCCTGGTAAATCACTTTCTCTTCCGACATATTCACCATATAAATCAAGTGTCATTATGCAGTCGCTTTATTGCTCATATAAGTATCCACTAATTCTAAAGTATTTGATTTGATCCAGTTAATGATTGCTGTAAATTTATTTTCATTAAAAAAATTTTGTTTTCTATACCAACTTTCCATCGGTTCGCTTCCCTTGTTTGCATTACAGCTAGTGCAAGCAGGTATTAAATTGTGCCTATTACTACATCCTGATTTATATTTAGGAACAATATGATCTAAAGATGTTGCTTTTGCCCCACAATAAGCGCATTTATGTTCCCAATCTTTGTATATTTCTTCTCTAAATCTTTTTTTGGCTAATCGTGGTGTCAGTTCAACGAGGAGGGCGAGTGGTTCGTGCTCCGTTCTGAACATGTTTTGTTAGCCGTTATGTTATTTTAAGTGAACTAAACTTCATAAAAAATAACCGGCCTTAAATTAAAGTAAACACGGTTGACGTTTTGTATAACGAACTTAACTTGTGTATGTAGTTTCTACACGATCATGCAAAACAAAATCTGGTGTTCCGTTAAGGAAACCCTGGAAGAGCTACAAATTGACCGTAAGCAGCTTTTTCGTATGCGTGATGATGGGACCTGTAAACTTGGAACACATTCCCCGAGACTAGGTCAAGGGATAACTTCCGCTGGAATGTTCCTAAAATGAAAAAAATTCTAAAGGAGCAAGCTAAGCAGGACACAGAAGTGATTTCTGTTTCTTTTGGAAACTCACTGGTTGAGGCCGCTTAGACGGCGTGTAATAAATTTTACGTACTTTGTGAGCTAGGAGGACATCGTCAATCCTTGACACCAGACCTGTGTCTTGTGCTACAGCTAGTGTTTGAGAAAGAGACTCCCAACAGCTCTTTATTTTAGAGGGCTGTTTTTCTTTGAGTTGAAACAAGAAAACCCACTGAGGATGTAGTGGGTGTAGAGGTCGTTTTTTGTTTTCAAGGCTAATACTATTGTCTTTATTCCAGACAAAGTGTTTTAACTCGTTTGGATCTTTGCCGTATACAGCAATCATTCCGTATAACCAAGCAAGCTTTTCAAATCCAGGCTTGGATGATAAGGAAAAAAATTCATCTAAAATTTCTTGATCGCGAGGCACACTACGGAGATTCATGGCTCATGTCGCTAGTGATCTAACTATACCCATAGGGCTTATTCTGCTGTGAGTAAAAACTGTCATCTCAAGAAACCTTCGGGAAACTTGATGTAAGTATTCTATATTATTAAGATTTACTTATGACTGACCATCTGCGTTCGGTTTTTGGCCAGAGGCTGGAATGTAAGCTACCCCGTTTTTATCTCGCATAATGAACTGCTGAAGCTCAATAAACTCTGAAGGAAAGTTGAAGAGCTTTTGCAGCATAGGTATCATTACTGGTGATTGACAGTTAAAGGGCGGAATGTCCATGTGACTAACTCCGTAGTTAATGAACTCACTTAATGATTTAGTTTGTTCGTTTGCTGTTTTGTCAATCAAAGTACTTTCCCATTCAGACATTAAACCAGCATCAATAGGAAAATCTGAAGGCTCAATAGGGAATTCTCCAGCTATATATTTCATTGCATAGATATGTTTGCAATAACGATACTGATCTAAAACATATGTCCAATCATCTGTAATTTGTGTAATTGTTAATCCGCTTTGTTTATAATCTCCATATTTTGGCATTCCCTCTGCTACTTGAGTTGGAGAAGGATTATCTCCAAAACCACGACGATATACTTTACCAAAATCATTATATTGTCCAGGAGAATCTCTATATAAAGCCTTGGGATCTCTTGCGTCTTTTGTTTCTCCACTGGTACCAACACCAACTAACTGAAAACCACTTGGAGCAACAATAGTTAGTGTTCTATTTTGTACTATTTTTTCATTAACTTCTGTCATCATTGCATTTGATAGTTGTCCTAATTCAAATACTTCTTCAATACGTCCAGGTTTTATGCTTGAAACATTTGCTCTAGGAAACAAAGGTTTCTTTCTTACGCCTAAATTAGATAAATAAGCATAATCTCTACGTGTAAAATCTTGACAAGAACAACAATATCTAGCTCCTGTTTGAAAAAATCGTCCTGTATGTGGAGGGATTCTTGATGGAGTAGCAAGGATTCCATCAATTGTTCCTTGTACAGAACCTAATTTCTCTAATTTTAAAATGCCTTGGAACTGGTCTACGCCAGCCAGTACAGCTTGAACAAAGCCAAAACGACGGTTTGTTGCTGGATCTCTACTCTCAAGATCAATAGCTTCTCCCGAAACTGTAATAATTTTATCTTCAATTATGTCGCCAACAATAGGTTTTAGGGTTTGATTTGTCCCAGAAAAAGTTACAAACAAAGGTGGTGGAACTGGATTAGCAGTATTAAATGTGCCACTTAATTGAATGTACCAATAGTTTTCATTGTCTTGTGGTACACCTAAATATAAAGTATTCTTGTTTACTTCTCCTGAGATTGCCAACAATGTTCCTGACGTATCCTTTAAACGGTCGAAACGTAAATTTCCGGGCTCAATCTTTCCCGCCCAGTGAATACCTAACTCTTTATTTTTTGTTGGAAATCCTCTAAATACTCCTGACATTAAAGGTTCTCTTGCACCTATTTGATTAACTGCTCCTGTGGTAGTAGGAATAATATATTCAAAAGGATATTCGTAGGCAGTATTTGTTAAGTTTGCAGAACCTAGTTCCCAGCCTCTACGCCACCTTGACCAGGTAGCTTCTCGTTCAACTGTATATAAAGAGTTGGGTATTGAACCACCAAACACTCCTTCAACAGGTTCTACTTTATACTTTTTAACTTCAGGTGTACTTCCACTAAAAACTGATCCTTGGAAGCGCCCAAATGAGTTGCCTCCTCCAAAAGAGTTTTTATTCTTTTTTACCATGAATCAATAGAAGCCGCCTTGCGCTACAACATGGACTCCAGGAATATATCCAGAAGCTGTGTTATAAACGCCTCGCTGAAGCACGCCTACATAAAGGCGATCTCCACGTTGTAAATAAATACCCCGATTTTTTAGTGGTGTTCTAGGTCCTAATCCCCCAGTATTTCCTTGTTGTGGTACAGGTGAAGCTAGTTCTGGCATGACATCTGAACAATCAACAAAGCCAGAATTAGTAGGAACTGTCTTGCTAAACACCGGAACGTAGTCACCATCTCCTGGAATAGGAACAGTAGTTCCACGAGTATGGTAAACAACAAAAGTAACGGCTGGAAGATTGGTAGAACTTAAAGAATTAAAAGTAAATCCTGATGCTGTAGGACTTGCTACACCTGAAAAATGAATAGAAGTATTAACAACATTTAATGCTGTATTGCCTGTATATGTGTAATACCCTTGTCCACTTTCTGCAGGTGTTCCTAAAACACCTGTATTTTCTACATAAACAATTTGTCCTTTTGTCAGGCCAATAAAAGTTCCTGAAGTGTCTGAATTAATAGTGTAATCAGCATGTACTGCATCTGATGTATCGTCACGCAAAATTGTAATTGAATCAACAACACCACCACTATTATTATCAGAACTTAAGGTTGCATCCATATCAACCAGTAGCCCAGGGCTTTGTCCCCCTTGGACATTAAGGTCTGTATTATTGCCAACAACTTGATTCGTTAATCTAGTCCTTGCTAACAAAGGACGATCAACAAACATAGGCTGCTTATTAGTATTGGTGGCTGTCATTTAAATTGCTGTCTTATCTATCTATTTTATCGTAACCCACCAAAGCTTTGATATTTTCTTACCAAGTCATTGGCTAATTCGTTTCCTTGTCTTTGAATAGCGCCCAACATTTGCTGAAAAGGGTTACCAGTAGTACCAACAGGATTACTACCTCTGTATAATTGCCCTAGCATAAAACGTTCAAAAGGATCTTTTTCTTTTTTCTTTTTTTCTTCCTTTTCTACTGTGTAGTAATTATTAACTTGAACTGTAGGATCTTGTATACCTGCTTGATATGTAGAAATAGCATCAGGGTCCCCTCCTAATAAAGCAGCTCCTTTTGCTTGTACTTCTTGTGAAACAGGATCAAAATAAAAGTTTCCTCTATCTTCAAACATAACGTCTCCTGGACGTTTGTTTTTTAAAAGAGCTTGACCTCTAAATGAAGTTGCTCCTCCTGTCTTTTGAAATGCTCCTCCAACTAAAGCAGGGTTTTCAGCTATAGAAACTAAACGATCATAATCTCTTTGTGCCAGTCCTCTTAAATTTTCCTTTGCTAACTGTTCTGCAGAATAATATTGATTAGCTTCAAACTGACCAGGAGCTGTAACAACCCCCATCATATTATTTGAAAAAGAAGGAGACAATTTTCTTGCAATTAAATTAGATGCAACACCTGCAATATCTCCGCCACCTCCACCAAGAAAAGCTTCTCCTGCAATAGTATTTAAATACGCAGCTCTTTGTGCAGGAGTAAAACCTAAAATTTCACTTACTGTTCGTGCCATTATTTCTTTCCTGCTTGTTGTTGCATAAATAGTTTCATGAATTCTTGTGCCTGCAATTCTTGAGCCAGAGCTGCAGCAGCCTGCTGTCCCTCTAAACGATTGGCTTCAATGACTTCATTACGTGCATCTTTATCTGTCATGGTGTAAGGCATTTGTACACCACCCTCTTTAATATAAGCCTCTAATGTTTCAGGATAACCATCAGGGAAAACAGCTGTCGGTTGATTCCTCAATGTTGGATTAAAAGGTCTATCTGTTTTCATAGGCACTTGGAAGTTACTATATAAATGAGGATTGTGTGCCTTGTGTATAGCAAGCCCTAAATCACGAACTTGATTGTGTTCTGCTTGTGTAGTTGCTGCACGACGACCTTGATCGTACAGTGCCATTTGATGTTGGAACGGTGTAGTGTCTACAGACTGTTCAGCAGAAGCAGGAAGATCTTGGTTGGGATTAATAGGAGGAACAATAGTAGAAGTTTGTTTGTAAACAGAAGATTGATCAAAATTGGGATCCCAACGAATCCCTCCTCCTTCTTTTTTAGGTACTACTACAAAACCACCTTTACCTGTGCGTGGTTGTGGTACTGGCCCAATAACATCTTGTCCGGGTAAGAAGTCTACACCTTTGCCATCTTTTTTAGGTTGGAATGTTCCAGGTGTCCTTCCATATACAAAATTATCTTTGACTTGTTCTGGGAACATAGCATCAAATGCTATTCCTGCTCCCATAGATACAGGTGTGTATAAACCTGCAGAAGCAGCTAGGCCAATAGGTCCTGTAGTAGGTACTCCAACTGCTGCTCCTCCGGCTACAGCTAAACCTCCTGCAGCCATCTCAGTTGCTGTTTTTGCAAGTTGACGATACGGATTTCTACCTTCTTGTGCTGCTTGATATGCTTGAATTCCTCCCAGTCCAAGATTCAGTGTTGGTCCAAGAAACCTTCCTACTCCTTGTTTTGCCCCTTGTCTTAATATTGTTTTACCACCCTGTTGCACTACTTGCTTAGGTGCAGAACGAGTAATAATATTTGCTGGATTGGCACCACCATAACGTTCCATACCAAAACCCATAGGATTATAAGGAACGTTGTCAAAGTAAGAAGGCATGATTATCTCGTTGTGGCGTGAAGGTAAACGTTTGCGCCAATTGCAGTATCAGCGGGGCCAGGTAATGCCTGAATAAATTCAGCACCTGATCGCTCATAACGATACCGGGCTTGCATTGGATCTTTATAGTTAGGAACATAAAGAATCTGAGCAAGACGATTGGTCTCATACATGTAGACCTCGTCCCAAAGCTTCAGGGCTTCTTTAATACTGCTTGAACGAATTGTTCGATCAACGTCACCTATGATCCCTTCAACTCTTGTGCTGGGTACTTGGAATGTATCCTCAAACGAAGCAAGTTGAGTTTTCTTTTCGGCTGCATCACAGCGACCAATCTGAAGAATAATCTTGTCATGAAACACTGCATCTGGTACAGAGTTTAAAGATTCTTCTAGACGTGCATAGTCACCAGCAGGAACACTAACAACGTAGTATCCCAAATGATATCGAACACGACTTTTATTAAAATCAGATAGTTGCACTGTAAGTCGCCGGTATTTTTTTATTATACTTTGCGTTAATAAAAAAAAGCCCCGAAGGGCTTTTATTAAACTCTAACTAAATCAGCGGCAAAAACAGAATCCCAGTCAACACGTTTAATTTGTTTTAATTGATCTAAACTGTGAAATCTTTCACCCGACAATGAAAGTTGTAAGTCTTTAATTTCACGAGCTGTTTTTAAACCAATTCCTTTAATATGATCAGCAATCATTTGTGCGGTTGCTGAGTTTACATTAAGGCGTGTTTCAGGAGGAAATTTGCGAACTTCTTCTTTAGCTGCTGCGTCTTTTACTTGAAGACTTTTAACTTGTTTAGTTGCCTTTTGATCGGGAACAACTTCAGTTTTATAAGCAGTAAATACACGACCGTCTTGATCTTCGATCATAAACCAATCGCCATCGTCCCACTCACTAACAACTTTAACTCGCGCTCCTGTTTTTACGTGCTGATAAAGCATAAGGACCAGATGTAATCTCTGGTCCTATATTACCTTAATTATTAGCTAACAGTGCGGTTAGGCAGGTACTGTTCCATGTCAGCGTAAGCTACTGCCGTGTCAGGACGGATGTAGCAAACTTCAACCAGGATGTAACCTTTACGTCCAGCAGCAACGTCATCAGCATGAATAGAGAAGCCACCATTCAATGCAGTTGCGTTAGTAGTTGCTTTGGAATACACCTCGAAAGTGGTGTCGGTAGTCAGCTCTTCATAGAGCCACTCCTTAGTCACAATACCGGTGATGTTCTGGAAAGGATTAGTACCATAACCAGCAGTACCTGCAGGGATGTTATTAGAAGCAGCAGTTAAGTTTGCACCTTCTACAACACCAGAGGTGCTTACAGGACCTGCAGGGCCGAAAGCAACAACCTGGGTACCACCAGAGGTCATCAGACCGCTTTCTGCAACGCGACCGTCTCCCCAACCTTGGGCTACAGAGAGGTTTGTACGATACACATAAGCAGGACGAGTGGTATCAGCAGAAACCACCATGCCAGTGATGTCAGTGCGCGTATCATCGTTCCGATAAGGGGAAGGAATGATCACGCTGGCAGAAGAGGTATAGCCAGTGGTAGTCACGGGAACGTAACCACGAAGCTGATAGAACTGCCAACCTGGATTAGCTAAAACAGAAGTGGGGCCGCCAGTGGAAGCGTCATTACTTCCACTATCGTTGGTATCGATATTTTTGTACCAACCATTAAGAGGCTCGTTGAAGTTACCGGGGTAAATCTTCTTAGCAGACAAATAAGACATTTATTACTCCAAATTAGTTTGAAATTTGTTTATAACAATCAGACGGAACCGTCATCCTGGACGAAGCTGAATGCATTAGTAATGAAATCTTTGTTTAAGATCTCAAAACCAGCATAGAGCTGCCAAATCAGAATGATGAAGCGGCTGAAATCATCATTATTGTTAATCAGAACTTGAGCGTTCGGACCGCCAATACCAACACCAACAGCCTGTGGGCCGAAGAAGAAACCTTGTGCTACTTCTTTAGCAGCGTAGGTAGAACCAGCATCGAAAGAAGCAGTTACGTTCTTGCTGGGGAAGTTGGTTGACTCGAAGAACTTAACACCTTCGAACTGCACACCAGTAGGCATTACAGGTTCGCCAGCCAGGAAGTAGCCTTGACCAGCCTGAGGACCCATGTAGAAACTGGAGTTGTTAGGCATCATGGGGTTAGCCATGTACATGCCTTGTCCTGCATTACCGGAGTAACGTGCAATCTCACGGAAGTCAGGATCACGACGCAGGTGAAGCATGAAGGTAGGATCGCAGATACAGCGATACAGACCATCAGCAAACGTAGGAACGTTGCGCTTACGTAAATCCTTGACAGTTTCTAACAGGTCAGTGCGAACAGAGAACTGTTGAATTTGATCACCATACTCAGCAGTTGTATAGGATACACGGCCACTAGCATCCTTCTCTTTACCACCGGCAAAGTAGTAACCACCTTGTGAAGATGAAGCAGCGCCATTGGCTTCAGCTTTAGCAAGTTCGTCAATAAAGACGCGATCACGCCAACGACGATAGTCATCAAGCAGCGTTAAGCTACCGATGGACTGGTGGAACATGTTCAGGTTACCTGTATCAAGCAGCAAACGCTGAGCAGTGATTAAAGTTTCCCGAGCAATTTTAAAAGTAGAAGGCTGGGTAGGATCACCCGGATCTGCAGGACCAGTATATTCCTTAAGCACCACCAAGACTTTCTCTTTGGTGATGTTACGGCTGTTAGCTGTACCAATCGTTTGATCAGCAATACGCTCACGGCTATCCTTTGTACCAGGGGCTCCCCAGAACTTGTAGCGATCAAGCTGCACAGTTTGGCCGGGCTGTGAAGTGAAGTCATGCACTACCACAGGCTCAACAGCCATCTCGCATACATACGCGGGATGTGGGCGGTATAATTCCGCACCTAAAATCTTGGGAAAATCGTTATCAAGAAACACTTTCTTTTATCCTCCAGATATTCGGAAAATTAAGTAATCGGGTGAAAGATTCGGGCATTCTATTGCCCTATCTAAAGAAAATTTTAGCAGTCTGTAATTTATTAGACTGTTTTAAACATAGCCTTGCATATTAAGGCGTGAGTTTATTGTATTAGATGAACCAGGTAATTCAGGATCAATAGCATTTTGGAAGCCAGGAACTCCCATAGATTGATAAAAATTAGCTGAACCGCCGCCTGATAAACCGCCAAGTCCGCCAGCACCGGCAATTAAACCTGCACCAGCAACACCTTGTGCATAAGGAATAGCCTTTGCATATCGGTTTGCGGATTCACGCATTTTGGTACCTTCTGGGGTACTAAATTTTGCACCTAGTTCAACACCTTGTCCTGTTCCTCTTTTGCCCATATCTTCAGCACGTAGGTTTTCCGCAATGGTTCGTTTGGAAAGAAGTCTACGCATTGAAGGAATAGCACTACCTGCAGCACCTGCTACAAGTGCAGCATTAGCGGCTTCAAGTAATAAACGTCCAGGGCCTTCTTGCGAAGCTTCCCCAGACGTAATATTACCTAAAGTAGCGAGGCCAGCACCTGCAGCACCGGCAGCTACAGTAGCGTTGCCAGGATCATTAAGCAGAGGCTTAATTTTTTGATTTGCTTTTTGCAAATACTTTCCTGCCAATTGCATTAGATCACTCCATAACAAACAGTTTGTTTGCCATAACACGAGGATCTGCTTGGTTCATAATGCGCCAAGCTTGGCTAGGATCGACATCCATTTGCTGCTTAAATGCACCCCAGAAATCTTGGGGCTGCTGAGGGGCTTCAGCTGCTGGGGGAGCAGGAAGACCAGCAACATTCATGCCTTGCTGCTGTTGAACAGGAGCAGTAGGATAGCCACGTGTTTCAAGTTCTTGCTCAGATTCATACACAGGGCATGGACCTTCAGGACCGAAATACTTCAACGTGTAATCCGACAGAACGTCAGGATTAGTTAAAATTTCGTTATAAGCAAGGTTTTCTTGGTGCTCACGTACCGCGAAATTAGCGTAACCTTTAAGGGTATTTGTTGCTTCTTTTCCCCAAGAAACAGCACTATCGAGCATCCCTTCTAGGTTTAGGGCGTACTGATTTAGAATCGCCGGAGCTTCGGTTCCGTA